TTACCTGAAGTAACAACTTGTCCTGTTCCGTTCGGAGTAAGGATGATATTAGCATCAGTATCTTGACCTGTAACTGTCTGATCAGTAATACTTAAATTACCAATTTGAGTTCCGTCTGGTAAGTTAGTTACACCAGTACTACCGATGTATCTATAACCTACGATGTAAAGAACTTTACTACTTGTTAAAGCAGTCGGAATTGTTTCTCCGATAAAGTTAAGAACACCTGATTGATAGTTATAGAAGAACTCACCTGTTCCGCCTGAACCAGCACCAAAGATTTGAGTACCTGTTGAAGTTGGATCTGCGACTCCTGCATCGTCTACGTAGACTGATACTGAGTAAGTAGAACCAAATTCTGCTGGAATCCAGTAAGTTAAGCCTGTTTTCCAAGTAGGGTAAACACCGCTAACTGGTACAGTAGTATTATCTGCTGTACACTCTGCCGCTCCAGTACCTGTATATGCTTGAACAATGCCTGCTGTTGCGGCCGCTACACCTGGTATCTGATCAGATTGAGTCCATTGTGTATCACCACGAATTAGTAATGGACTTGCTATAGCCTCATTACTTGGACTTTTATTTGCTTCTGTGTCAGTTTTAGTGACACCGAATGCCTGTTTGTAAAGTAGGTCAACTTTTTGTGAAATAGGTATACTCATTTTTAATTACTCGCTGATTCTAATGATAATGCTGAAATAGATTGTCCAGATGTTAATTTGATACGAATATATATTTCGTTAGTTGATGTACTAGAAGTACTAACTGTACCAAATGTTGCAGTGAACGACTGATTTGATTGTGATGAATTAAGTGGAACAACTCCTCCTAATGCACACCCGTCTGATCCGTTACCGCCTGATCCAGTATTTGCACCTGGGACACCTGATCCCGCATAAGATGTTGACATGTCAACCCAACCATTCAATGAAGATGCTGAATCAATTGTTGATCCTGGTACACAGACCCAAAGACCTGCCACTGTACCTGAGAACTTGATATCGAATTTAGATACTGATGTTCTGATAACTTTAAACGTGAAATATTGACTTGAGCCTTGTCCACTTAAGTCAGGACCTGCTGGTAAGAAACCAGATGTATAGTCTGTGACATTGTGAGCAAGTGAGTCTGCTACTACAGTCGCATCATATGTTTGTAATGGTCCATTCTCACTGTCAAATGCTGATGCACTTGCAGAGAAAGATGGAGTATCTGCTGAACCTGGATTCTCAATTCTAAATGCTAATCCTGATCCTGAACCAATTGTTGAACCAATATATACGTTTGCTTCTTCGATTCTGCTTGAAGAAGATGATGTTCCTGTTTTATAAAGAATTGTTGAACCTGGAGCAAAATTTTGTGTTCCAGTTGCATAAGAGTTGAAACAATTTAAACTAGGTCCACTTGCACTTGATCCAAATCCTGAGATGATCGCCGCTGTCGTTGTGATTGCTTGACCGCCTGATGCTACATGCAAGTTTTGTGCTAACGGAGTAGTTACTCCAGCAGTTGCATATGAAATAGATGCTGGTGCACTAAATGCTCCGCCTGAAGATCCAGTAATGAAGTTATCACTTGTTGGATACATATCACCAGATAATCTATTAACAGTTGCCCCTATAGGGAAAGCATTAGTATTATTATAATGTGGTACAGTTGAACTGTATGTATAACTCGGTGTTGCATCTGCTGTAATTGAAGTACTAGTAAACTGTGGAGTTCCTGGAGAACTTCCGTCATAGTACCAATCAGGAGTCGCTGTGTCTGATGCGGCAGAATCAGTAATTTGAATTTCATTCCAACCTGCAGAAACAGTACCTGCAGTATCTGCTGTAAAGACTGACCAGAAGCCTGCCGCTACATTTGAATTTACAGAGTTATAGTCTACGTTGTTTGAAATAATCAAGTTACTATATGTACCGTTACCATCTAATGATGTTGTTAAGATTCGTTGTCCTGCATTTACACCATTAAGTAATGCAGTAATAGTACCAGAATCACCTGGTCCTACATTTGTAATTGCATTTGTTGTGTATGATGAAGATCGTCTAACTTTATTAACTGTTGTTCCACCTGCGACACTCTTACCACCAGAATCTGTGTTATCAGTCTGTGTGAAGTTTGTCATACGATATGTTGATAATGAATCAACTGCTAATGTAATTCCACCTGGGAAAGCATCTGGTGATTCAGGAACTAATTTACCTAACACTTCATTTAACTGAGCAATCGAATTGGAGACCGATGATGCTGTTGTTAAAGTCACTGCATTAGATGTTAGTGATCCTTGAGTCGGAGTTCCTAATGCGACATCAATCGCACCAGATGTACTAGGTACTGTAACTATGCCAGTTAATGTGCTTGTACCTGTTACGTTAAGTGTACCTGCAATGTTTGCCCCAGTGCCAGTGATATTTGCTGTTAGTCCGCCGCCAACATTTAATTCAATGTTGCCATCTGTGGCTGGTATACGAACATTAGATGTTCCGTTTTGAATACCTGTAGCATCAATACCTGTTAATGCTGAACCGTCTCCGTAATATTTACCAGTTGATAACGTAATGTTACCATCGACATCTAAATTAGATGTGGCCGTATCAAATGTTAGTTTAGATGATGCACCAAAGTCTTGGTCATCGTTGAACTGTATTTGAGTGTTTGCCCCTGCTGGTTCTTGTAAGTCCCATGGGACTCCGTTTGCGTAGTAAAGGTTATCTGTTAATACCCCTAAAGCCGCTATATTTGCTGTAAATGTTGCGCCATTAGTAGTGATGTAACCGTTACTCAGAATAATGTTAGCCGGAGTTTCTCCTACTGAGAATCCTGCTACTGAGTTAAATGCTTTTATTGCCATGTTTTGGTCTCCGTAAACTCGTTTTATTTTCTTTGGAATGAAAGTTAATAATCTATATGTTTATTTATCTGTACCGCAATAAACTTAGTGCGTATATTGCCCAAAATTGTAATAAATTGTTTAAATTATTTTTATAAGACTAGGATGCATATTCTTCTAAAAGAATTTTATATGATGTTTCATTCGTAGTGGCTGGTGTAGCATATAAAACTACTTGTGCATCTCTAAATGCATCACCAGGAACATAAGTCACTGCGAAATCAGCAAGTAATGAACCAACTGATATTGTTGCATATTCAGTGTAGTTGACTGTTGCTCCATATACTGCTGATGTGATCTTAACTGTCTGTCTGGAAGAGTTTGCTGGATCAGTGGCAACGATTGTATAATCTACCGCTGAAACAGTAGATGCTTCGGTTGCACATATTTCTACTGCTGACGTAGTTGTTGTTATGCCTGTTTTGACTTTAGTAGTTCTAAATGAATACGCACCAGATCCGACAGTCATGTTGTTTGCAACAAGAGTACCTGCCATTGTCATTGTGTTTGTTGTTTTGTTGTAAACTACGTTGGCATCTCCACCGAATAAGCCACCGTCATTGAACTGCATCTGTGTGTTAGCACCGCCTGGTGATCCACCTCCGCCTCCGCCTGAGTTAAGAGTCCAACTTAATCCACCTGATCCATCAGTTGCTAATACATATCCGTTGAGTCCGCCGTCAATATGTAAGTTTGCTACTGGAAGTTCTATGTTAGGTGAAGTTTGTAAATTAGCATTACCTGAGACTGCAAGATTACCAAGAGAATCAATGACTACTGGCCCAGTAAATGTAGCAGTGTCTGTGATTGCAATATTGGCTCCACCGATGTTACCTACTACAGATAATCCTCCACCGACTTGAAGCCCTGTTAACGTACCTACAGAAGTTATGTTTGGTTGACTAGCAACTGTAAGATTACCCGCAAAGTTTGCAAAGTTTGCACTTGCTCCTGCTGAGATATCTGCAAACACACCGTTAGCATATAAAACAGTATCAGATGCACCTGTAAGATTGACTGCTGAGATGTTTCCTATACCAGTGATGTTTGCATATGTAACATTAGATATGTTTCCACCTTCACCTGCAATGTGTGTTGCTGATAATAGATTGGTATCTACATCATAAATGAAACCTGCATCTCCAGCAAAAGAACCTGCACTATTAAACTGAACTTGCATGTTGGAGCCACCAGGGCTACCATTACCACCACCGCCACCGCCTGATTGTGCTGTCCAACTTAATCCACCTGCACCGTCTGTTTGTAAAACATATCCGTTAACTCCACCTGATATAGAAACAGTCTGTACATCTCCTAATGCAGTGTTTCCAGTGACTGATACATTGAGTGCTGTTAATGTATCTGAAGTCGAGTCAAATACTAGATTTGCACTTGCACCGAATACTCCGTCCTTGTTAAACTGAACTTCAGTGTTTGCTCCTGCTGGATCACTTGAAAAAGATGCTCCATTTGCATAAAAGTAGTTGTTTGCGTAAACACTGTTAGATGTGACATTACCGGCTGGGTAGTTATGATTTGTGACGATATTACCGTTTGCGGCTATAGCATCAATTGGCGGCAAGCCTACTGAATACCCGGTTAATGCATTAAATTTGTCTGCGGCCATGTGTTAGTTCCATTGTTGTATCTTGTATTTATGCTGATATAACAAAAATGATTTCATAAAAAAGAACCCTACAGCACTTTTTTAATAAATAAAAGTATGCTTACAAGACAACCAGTTAGACCTAAATGCACTAGTTGCAACATATCCTTTGCTAAACCTAACGGTATTAGTAAACATGGATTTCAGAAGTGGCACAAATATTGTGTAGATTGTGCTAAAGCAATCTATATTAAGAAGATACCAAAGAAGAATACAATGTGCATTGAGTGTGGGTTTGTGCCTGAAGACATGATTCAGTTAGATATTGCTTATAGAGACTTAAATCCAAATAACAAAACAAAAGAAAATATATTGACAATGTGTGCAAATTGTACTAGACTAAGAAATAAGAAAATAAGAGAAGGACAAAAACAACTAGAAATTTCTGTTGATTCAGAAATTAGAATTTAAAGTTTGATTTCTTCTATCTTATTGTACCAGTCGTTGTAATAGATAGATAATTTTTCTCTGTCATATCCTCTGATTCCTAATAGATCATACATTTCTTTAACAGCATCTAATGTTTCTGTTTCAGATTCATATTTTCTCACATCAAATTCATAAACGACATTTGGTAATGCTCTCATTTCTTCTATGTTTTCTTCATAATCACAAAGACGTTCATAAAAAACTTTAATGTTTGGATCTTTACTTGCTCGTTTTTCTACATAATCATGTGGGTGTGTGAACAAGATAATGTTTGCATTCTTCCAAATCTTTTTGATTTCAATTACTTCTGGATTAAAGTGTGATGCTATAAAAAATTTGTAATCTCCGTGAGATACATCTTTAACATAGTCATGGTATGATATACCTCTCCAAGGATCGATATAATCTTTTTTATCAAATCCGAAAAAAAAGTTATCTGTGATATGAAGATCAGTCCATGTCATTCCCTTTTCTATCTCAGATAACTCACCTAGAAGATACTTTAATTTATCATCTGGAGAGAACTCGCCTCTAAGTTGTGCTTCTGTTATTTCTTTATGACCGAACAAGCCATGATCTGATAGACTCAGACAATTCGCCATAAATTTGCCACCTGAATAATTGTGGTACCAAATTATAGTTAAGTTGTCTGTTTCTAAATTACAATCTTCTGGACGACATCTAGCCATTTAGAGTTCTTCGCCTTCTTCTCCTCTACCATCACCGTGTCCATTTAATCGTGTGAGTTGATCTTGTACTTCTTTATATGACTCTGCTTCATCTTCGGATACAAGCGGTGGCTCAACGATAGGCTCAACGTTAGTATCAACTTCTACTACATCGTCTATCGTACCAACTTCTCCTACAATTTCATTTACTGAAATATCTAAAGGAACTGTCGTTGATGCTTCTTTCTTTGCTTCTTCTACTTCATCATCAAACTCTTCCCAATAAACATTGAGACTTTCTGCGCCTTCTATATACTTGTCGCCAATATCATGCCACTTGGTGTTCATATAACCTATACCAGCATAATAGCCTTTGCCTGTAGTATCGTTGTAGTCATAGTCTGTTTCTAATTCTTTTTTATCATACCATACAGAATCAATAAACTCACCCATATCAGTTTCAACAATACCATATGTGAATTTATATTTGTCAAATGGTTCGCCATCTGTTTCTACAAACCAGCAACCAAATCCACCTTTCTCTCCGCTATGAAATGCTAAAGTAGGAACATAGTTATCATCATCTTTAATGTCTTCATCATCAGGCACAGTGCCCATTGAATAACATTCTCTACCATAAAGAGGCATAATTGCTTCTAAAGGAGTTTCAGTTTCTGAGTAGTCATGTTTAGAGTCTAAACCAGTTACTTCTGTTACAAAGAATCCGCTATCAGCATATGCGGCATTAATGTGTTCCAAATCATCACACTCCCACATATAGTAATCTTCTTTAGGAAGAGGGGCATCAGCATCTGGTTGCTCATCGTCCCAATCTAAACTAGTGACATGTTCTATAATAGCCGATTCTCTTTCGCTTCTGTCATCGTGTTCGTTGAGAAAATACTCAACAAATTCTTCGTTTACTGTTCCAATTACTGTTTCTCCGCCATATCTGCCGGCTTCAATTCTGAAGATTCTTTTACTCATAGGTGTACTCCGCTAAAACTATACTCGTATTTAATATATTATACTGCCTCAAAAATAATTTGTCAAGCCTTTTTCTACCCAAAAAAAAGCCTCTAATAAAAGAGGCTTTTAAACTTATTTAATAAGTTGACTATATAATAATCGGCTTATTGGAAAGTTAAGTTTTGAACTGCGATCTCGCCTAAGTAATCAGCCGCATTACCAAATGATGATGCAGTGTTAGTTAGTTCGATGTAACCGTAACGAGTCATAAATGACACGACTGGCTCAAACGTAGCTGGATCTAGTACAACTCCACTGCTCATTAATGGAATATATGGGCAATAGAAGGCAGCCGCATCAGTCTCAGATGATCCTTTGTATCCAACTAATACTGCTTGAGTATCAGGAGCATATGAATCAACGAAAACACGCATAGCGCCGTTCAACGTACCAACAAACTTAGTGTTAGTAGGTGCTTCAAAAGTACCTTCAGTTGTACGTGCAAATGCTGATGTAGTTGCAGATTGTAATACAGTTAAGGCCGCAGAACTCACAACAGCCCAGTTACCTGCGCCTCTACGTGTTCTTTGTGCGATCAAGTTTGCAACTCTGTTGATTAATACAGCAAGTGCCGCATGTTCATCACCAACGTAAGTAGCAGTACCAGATACCGCAGCCTGATTATAAGTGAACTCAGTTGCCGCTAACGTTCTAAGAGATAGTAATACCTCTTGATCGATTTCAGCAGTGATTTCTTGTGCTAAAGCAGCCATAATCTCTGCTTCAACATCGATGCCGTGCTGAGACTGTGCGTCCTGAGCGGCTTCAAATGTCCAACGTGCTTGTAACTTACGTGACTTCGCTTCAACCGCTTGTCTTAAGATTTGCACACTGATTTGTTTACCACCGTTACCTTCTAATACTGCTGTGTCTCCACCTGTATATGAATTGGTTGTCGCTGTTCCACTAGCAGTACGTGAGTATGCTTGTGCAATTTTGAATGGTGATAATGCTTCTTCGCCTGCTGTTACTGATGTAGCGGCAGCCGAGTTGTCAGTCAATGACTGAGCATAACGAACACGCAATGTGTGAATCTGTCCAACAGGACCAGTCATTGGCTGAACGCCGACTAGTTCGTTAGCAATAACAGTAGGCATAACCCTTCTGATTACTGGTAAGATTACACGGTTAAGTGTTGCTATATTTCCTGCTCCGGTGCTACCTGCTGTAGCAGTCTCATTTAAGAGTCCTTTGCGAGTGTTTTCAAGGACGACACCCATTGTTGATCGGCGATTGCCTTTTAAGCCTTCTAACAGAGCTTCTTTGGTTTCGCCCCAACGACTTTCTAAGAGTACTTTTGACATTGTTATTTCTCCTAATCTATGTCTAGTTTAAATTAAAGCCCTGCCAGACGTTTCAGATCAATCACGTTGCTACTTGCATCAGATTCATCTTCGACATGCTGTTCTTTCTTGGCAGATTTATTACCGGTTTGTACAGTTGAAACAGATTCAGTTAAAGATTTCTTTTCAGATTTCTTTTCACTTCCTTCATTTAATACTGCTGGTAAATACTTGTCAAATGCGTTCTTCAGCTTTGGCGTCTGAACGCTTTCAAGTAAAGATCGCATTACTTGAGCCTTCTCTTTGTTCAAAGAAGCAGTTAATTTAACCATTTCTTTTTCACGCTGAGTAGATTCTTTAATAATGTTAACTTCACGTTCCTTTGATTCAATGATCTGATTTGCTTTCGCAAGTTCGACCTTTGATTCTGCTAGTTCTTGTTCTTTATCATTCAATACAGAAACGATCTTACGTGTTTCAGCCTTATCATTTAGATAAGTTGTGCTGAATTCACCTGCGAATGTTTCAAATATCTTACGACCGAAGTTATTCTCCCTAGCGATTTTAATATCTTCTTTAAGTTGTGATAGTTCACCTTTAAGATGTGTTGCAACTGAAGCACTAACTCTTTTAGAACTCTCAGAGACGAATCTCGCTTTAAGTTCTTCAAGTTTAGCACGACCTTCTGCAACTAACTTAACTCGTTGTTCAACCACTGCTTGTCTATCCTGAGCAAATTCTTTGATCTCTCTAGCCAATGCATGAGTGATAAACTTTTGAAGTTTATCTTGGTTTTCCAACTGAATCTTACGATCAGTACGTAGTTCTTTAATTTCTTCTGCTAACTTAGTTACCATAAAGTTATTAAATTTACCTGCACTTTCTTTAAGTTTCAATTTCGCTTTTACACGATCTTCGTTAATAGCCTTCTTCTCATCGTGGAAGTCTTTTATTTCTTCACTTAGAGATTCCGTTACCATCTTGTCAAGGGCCTCTACCATGACACTTCTGTCATGTTCATATCGTTGTGCAAATTCATTTCTGAGTTCGCCGCGGACTTGATCTTTAGCCTCGTTTAACTTAGTGCTCCAAGTACTTTCTAATTCACTTGCAACATCTTCGTTAATAAGACCTGAATCAATTAATGGTTTGATAGCATCTAACATGCTGATTTCCCCTCTATTTAGATTTTTAAGTCTTTGATAAGACGAGTTACCTCATCTTTCAAATAACGTTCTACTTGTTTATTGCCTCTCGCTTCTCGTGCTACTTCTAAAACTTTATGTCCGTTGGTCATATTCATCAGACCTTCGTATATTGCTTTAGGATAAGCATTTGGTGCACTTGGTTGAGCAACAATATCTACTGTGATTATTTCAAAATCACTTACACGGCCATCTAAATCGTTAACGTTTCCGCTACCTCTACTAGATACACCGAGTTTTACCCCCGACTCTAACATGGTCTGAACTAACTGACCCATTGGAGTTGGTAAAATCTTTAACTTACCGTAACCGTTCGGTCCATCCATCCACATATTTGAGATCATGTGTGATACACGATCTAAATTGATTTTTAAATCATCTGGATGGTCAACTTCACCTAATACTGAATTGCCTTCTTTAATCTGAGCATTCAGTGTGTCTACGGCATTTTCGATCTCGTTGACAGGATAAACACGTTCATTTGCGTTTTTTACCCCGCCTTGTATGAAGATACCCTTCATATAAAGAGTCTTCAAATCAGAATCACCTTCTTTAACAGACTCGACAACCATTTCGGAGTTGTCGAATGTTAAGTGTTCTTTAAGATATAAAGCCATTTATATCAGTTCCTTAATCTATAACAGATTTAGTGTTTGTACCTGAAGCCTGTGTAGTCACTGGCTTAGGAGCGGCAGACATGTCTTTCATGTTTTTGCCGGGCTGATTTTGGAAGCTAGAAGCGCCATCAACGTCTTTTGCTTTTGGAGCTGGACGTCCTTGCTCTCCTGAATTGCCTTCATCAAAATCTACTGGATGTGCATCCATTCCTTTTTGACCTGAGTTTGCATCTACTGGAGACTTAGTATTTTCACCGTTGTCGCCCATTTTTGCTGTGACTTTTTGAAGTGTAATTGCTTCTGCAACTAATTCTTCATCATCAACAGAAACGTCTACGTCTACTTCTTGGTCGTCAATATCACCTTCGATATCATCTTGCTTGTCTTCGATGTCATGCAAGTCTGCATCCATCTCATCGTCACGACCTTTTAGTTCGTCTTCGTCTGCCATGATTTCATCAAAGTCAGCCATTAATTCGTCTAGTTTGTCTTCGATTCTGATAACAGCATCTTCAACTTCAGAAGATTCTTCACCAGAGTCTCCGTCAATGTCAAAAATCTCTTCAGATTCGATATCAATTTGTTCGTCTTCATCTTCTGAGACGCCTTGTTCTTCTGAGGCGATTTCGTCCATCATTTCGCCTACATGCTCTTCGCTTTCATGCATGTCATCGTCATCCATAGCCTCTTCTGCCATAATTGACTCATAGATTTCTCTGGACTTTTCTACAACGATGTCATGGAAAAGGTCTTTTGCCTGTTCTTCGTTCTCATTAATAATGAGGTCGATAAGTTTATCAAATTTTTTGTTTTCCATTATTGGTCTCCTGATTGTTTATAAATGGCTTTATGTAAAGATATTTAGCACATAGCCACCAAAAGTGGCTTTTAAGTACTACTTTTTTACGTTTTTTGAGTTTTTGAGGTAAAAATAGGCAAAAAACTAAATTAATTTTAGTTTTTTAAAGAGAAGGACCGGCGCCTTCTTCTGGTTTTGCACCATACTGATTTTTAACTTTCAGTAAATGTTTTGCTTTTTCGTAATTTCTCACATCTAACATTTTACGCAATTTTCTAATTTGGTTTAATGTGAGTTTAGTTTTCCTAGATGTTCGCCAAACAGGTTTTGAGTTGTCATCTCCGACATCTTGGAACCCGGGTATTGCGGCGTCAAACATTTCAAATAATTTCATAAGAGTATTTATCTTTTCTTATTATGTAGGACCGACTTCACCAGCACCTTCAACTGAGCCGGTAGCTGTGCCTGGAGTTCCTACTGGACCTGCTACGTCCATATCACCAAAGTCTTCTAAGTTTTCAGAATCTTCGATTTCTGCGTTTGTGTCAATATCAGCATCGAAATCACCTGTAGAGACTCCAACACTTCTGAGATCAGACCCTGTTGGATCCATATCAGGTTCTTCAGCATTTTCTTCTCCCCACATTTTCTCATTCTTAACGATTTCGTCTTCAGTCAATCCTAAGAATCTTTCTAGTGCAAAACGTTTAGAGATATAAGGGAACGCTTCCATACCGCTGAATGTGTTGACTCTTGCTGTGTCTAATTCACTTTGACGATATGCGGCAAAGTTTTGTGGAGGATTAAATTCAATATCAAATAACTGTGTATCGATATTGAATCCTCTCCAACGCAAGAATAATTTAAATTCATCATCAAGTTTCTGACAGATATAATTTTGTAGTCTTTCACAATACTGATTGAATCTAAATTCTTGTATCATAGCAGTACCAACACGACCGTCGTTTAGAGGTGTTGTGTTGTCATCAGGACCTGTGGGTAAGTATGAACTAGGTACACGTAGTCCTCTTGCTAGTCTGTTATTAAAGTATTTAAGATCGTCAATCTCACCTAAGTTCTGTCCACCTGGGAGAACTTCGATAGATGATCCTCTACCTTCTGATGTAACTGGGAAGAAGTAATCTTCATTCATTGACAGTGGATTATATGTAGCATCTACTTTTGATTCTCCGCCATGAATACTTGGAATACGTCTTTGATGTATCTCGTTTTTAATTCTGTCTACGAATGCCATTGCTAAGTGACTAGGCATGTTACCTACGTCAATCTTAAACATTCTACGTTCTGGCGCACGTTGTACACGATAGATTAAGATAGCATCTTCTAATAGTTCTTTCTGTTTATATACTTTAAAGATGTTCTCTAAGATTGATTGTCCGAAAGGCCAGAAACGATCTAAGCCTTCTGTTAGTGACAAGTGAACAACATGATTAGAATCGATTGCTGATTCTGCTTGTCCTAATGTAAATCTACTACCTGATGTGTTGTATGGCATAGATGGGACAGTATATCCGCCTCCACCTGCTCCGCCACCGCCACCAGTACCACCTAATCCTGTTGTTGGATTAGCGGCAAAATCTGTGTTTGTTTTCTGTGCAACTGTTAAGTTCTGTAAGTTAATGTTTAAGTCTTTAATAACATACTGCTCAGGAAGTTTACCTTCACTCTCATTAACAATAACTTTAATGACTTTAACCATGTCAACCCAGTAGAGTTTAAAGTTCTCTGGATCTCTTACAAAGACTTGATCTCCGTATTTCACTACGTTTCTAAACATTTTAAACATACGAGTATCAAACTCGTTGAGTTTACACCACTGTTGTAACTGTTTAGTTAAGAGTTCTGTTTCATGTGGTGTAGGGTCATCTCTAAATGCTATTGAAAATGGAGTTTTATTATGATCGTTGCGTTGTGTACTAAACTCTGCTATAATATCTAAACATGCATTGATTTCTGCATCAACATCCATCATCTCATACTGATTGTATCTTTCGATTCTATTAGGATGTCCTGTGTAAACTTCAGGAAGCCTACTCATGTAGTTCTTGTAACCAAATTCAGTATTTGAGTAACCTGCTTCAGAGGCGCCTACACCATTCCAACTGCCAGAGTTACTATTACCCCCTGATATAGGACTTGATACTCCGCTCTTGTTTAAAAATTTCTTTGTGTATGCCATATAGGTTCTCTTTGTACTCTATGTATTTAGTTAAACTGAAGAGTATTGAACTATTTTCTCTGTTAAACTGAAGAGTATTGAACTATTTTCTCTGACAGATCATTACTTTCTGTTTGCTTGGAGAGTAGTTCTCCTAGTCTCTGATTGGTCAGTTTTGATTCTGCCAGTTGTTGTTCTGCTAGGATCTGTGTTTCATCTAATTTACCCAACTGCAAATCTTCTGTACCTGGTGCCAATTCATCTGATGCTTGTGCATCTGGATCTGTTACAAGATTGTTAGTGTCTGGGGGTGGTGGAATTACATGTCCCCTCTCTGCTAAAAGTTCAGCATCTAGTTCTGCTAAATCCGCGGCTTCTTTTGCTTTGAATCTTGCATCGGCTATAGGGTCGCGGCCAAATTGGTCTGATTTTTGATATGCATCTGCTTCTTCTGCTGTTTTAAAGTTTTTAGCATACAGACCACCGCCTTCTTTAGTATCAGAAAGTTTATATGCATATGATCTAAATTCACCAGTCAATGTGTCTAGCATAACTCCTGGAGGAAGTTCTTCTGGTTTAGCCTTTTCTATTTGTACTTGCTGACCAGTTATTTCTGCTACTACATTTGTTGCAACAATAAGTCTTGCAGTAGCCTCTGCTTGTTTATCAATCGAATCTTTTAATAAGTCTGTTTTAGTAACCATTTCTTTTTGCACTTCAACTACTGCATCATCAATCTCTGTCTGTGTATCTCCATCTAAACCAAGGTCTGCAATTAGTTTCTCATCAGCTTCTGATTCTTTTTTGATATCTGCTTGTTCAGCATCTGCTACTGTTTTCTCAGTTTCAAGTCCTTCATTGGCATCTTTCATCTGGTTTAGAATCTTAGTGATTTCTGCTTCATCGTCATCACTCATGTCATTATCTTCTAACATGGATTGAAGTGTATTTTGCGTCAGAGTTTTATCTTTTTGAGCCGCTCTAACTTTATCAAAGTCTACTGTACTGTCTTTGAATGCTCCTTTTTTATCATAAAAACCACTTTGCTCTGCTAAGGCTAAATTTGCTTTTCTAACATCTTTCTCAAGGCTTGCACCCATATTAGATCCGATCTTTTCACCAACTTCTGATCCACCTTTTCCACCTGCCCATGCGCCTAACCCTGCTCCAATAAGAGTACCTAGTGTTCCACCAATTGCTACTCCGACTGGACCACCAAATGCTCCGAGCATTGCTCCAGCTTTAGCACCTGCAAATGCGCCGCTTACGGCGCCGACCATATTACCAGTCATTTCACCAGTAGTTTCAGCATTAGTTACTGTGGTTCTTCTATCTGCTTCTGCTTGATCTATATTTTCGTCTGCAAGATCGTTTGCAATGTCTCGTCTTTCATCTTTGCCTTCATCATATGAACCATATGCCGCTATAGCTCCAGTTGCAACACCTCCACCTATTTTAAACGCATTAGAACCTGCTAATCTAGTAGCAAGGCTTGCCCCTTTAGTACCAAGATTTTTAAACATGCCTTTCATGCCACCAGGACCACCTAATAGAGCCAATGACGTAGCCGCTTTTGCCGCCGCTATTCCTAAGGCTACGACTGCTCCAGCAGTCAATACCAATACTGCTGGACCAGCAAAGTCTAACAAACCATCTGAGGCTGTTCTGACTGATCTGGCCATGGCTTCTAACTCTGCTTGGAAATCTAATTGAGTATCTTTACCGCTTTTAGTAGTTTCATTAACATTGTCTAATGCTGTTTTTAATATCTCTCTCGCTTTATCTTCGTCTCCAGAGTCCATTGCTTGTTGATACAGATTTAAATTTTCTGCACTTAGACCAACTGATTTACCAAATCCTTCTGCATCAGCACCCATTCTAATGAGTGCATCACCAAATCTTTCTAAACCATCTTCTTGTCCAGAAATAACATCAGACAAGATTTTTTGTGTTGCCGCCATTACTTCTTCAGGCTTGTCAGGATCATCACCTTCAAATGCAGTTGCAAGAACGCCAGCATTTAAT